AATCAACAGATCATTCATGAGTATGGCGAAATTTCCATGACAGAAGCACTTGGAATGGTTGGTGCCATTGGTCAAGGTGCTGCAGCTGTTGGATCCTCTATTGAAGGTTATATTAGTTCTACTCTTGGAAGTGGTGCAAAAGCAGATCTGAAGGGTGCTGGTGCAGGCTCACTGGCTGAACTGGCAGGAACTCTTGCCGAAAAATCTGGAGCGTTTGGTGGAGGAATTAAGGAAGCATTGCTTTTCTCTGCTGGACTTGCGCAAAATCCTCAGGTAGAAATTCTCTATCAAAAGACAGGTCATAGAGAGTTTATGTTTGATTTTAAGATGTCAGCAAGAAGCGAAGCTGAAGCCGCAGCAATCCGTAAAATCATTAAAGAATTTAAGTTTCATTCTGCACCAGAGCTCTTGAAGGGGTCATCTGGTCGTTTCTTCATCCCACCCGCTGAGTTTGATATCAAGTTTTTCTATAACGGAAAAGAAAATACAAATATTCATAAGATATCCTCATGCGTTTTGGTCGGCATCGATGTTAACTATGCAGCTGCGGGTCAATGGACGACATTCGCTGACGGTATGCCAGTTGACATTTCAATGCAATTGAGATTTAAAGAGCTCGAACTTATGCATAAGGGTCGTATTGAGGAAGGTTACTGATGTCTAGTCTTGTAGTGCATTTCGCTCATGGCTTGTTCTTTTGTTCAACAAATATATTAATCCATTTTATGAATTTCCGATGAAGACGGTTGTTCTCGATGAGTATGTGAAGAACAAATATGATCAAACAATCACTCAAGCGCAAACTACCATACATCATTATGAGCAAGAAATCACAACCACAATCACTTTTAATGGTGTAAAATTCTACGAATCATCAGTCTCCTCTATCATTTCAGATAAAGAATATAATTTTGTGACTGAGACTCTAGTTGATCGCACAGTTCCTGGAACTGCTGATACTTCCGTTACAGTAAGTACAGAACAAAACACTCTAGAAAATGGTCAAGTAGCAACCATTGTAACGCGAAATAAAGCGATCTCAAACTATCAAAATGAGATTAATGAAAACGAAAAGCGCAGAAAAATAAAACTATTAGATCCTGCGTATGTAACTCGAGTTGAGCAAGAATTTAAACAATTAATGAGTCAGTGATGGCTGAAGATATTGGCGTAACAGGTTCGAAAAATTTTGATGTTAAGGTTCTAGAGATCATCAATTCTGGAGGTCAAACTGTCGTTAGAATCTATAAGACTGGCAGCAGAAAACCTGCTTCTGATTCAGGTCAAACATTCGTACTTTACTTTTGCTCTGAGGAGTTAGTTTTCTCAAATCAAAAGAAGGTAAGCAAAGCATACAAGGGTAAGAAAACCGTCGATATCGTTCGTGATATTCTATTGAACGAATTAAAGGTTGATCCATCTAGAATTAAAAAGATGGATACAACAAGCGGTGTTTATGATTTAGTGGTTCCAGGAATGAATCCTCTCGAGGTTATTCAATGGGCTGCATCTCGTTCATATGATGCCAGTAAACCACCAAAATACTGTTACTTCTTTTACGAAGATCGAGATGGATTCCAGTTTAGATCTTACAATACTCTAATCAAAGAGAAGCCGCTTAAGACATTAAAATACGAAATCAAAACAGTTGATCAAGACCCAGCAAATAACAAAGACTCTATTGACGCTTTTGAGATTCGTAGCGAGTTTGATGTAATTAAAAATCTTCAAAATGGTGGGTATGCCTCAAGACTTTTATCCGTAGATATCTTCAGTCAATCTTTTTCTTATCACGATTATTCGATTGAAACTGCAGAAGCGCAGAATAATCTGTTGAATAAATTTAAGGCAACTAATGCTCTTAAGAATATGGATAAGAAGCCAATCACTGCTACGCACGATTCTCTATTTCTAACAAACATTGCGATTAACGATACATCCTCTGAAAAATCAAATGACAGAGATAAGTGGATGATGAACCGCGCATTGCATATGACAGCAATGCATAATACCAAAATTAAAATTGTGATTCCTGGAGATATTTTCTTGAAAGCTGGTGAAGTTGTTAAGTATGAGTTTCCAAAGTTCGAAGGCGCAGATGCAAAAGGTAAAGTTCCAGATGAATATCGCACAGGAAACTATCTTGTGTCGGCTATTTGCCATAAGTTCTCTGGAATGGATAAGGGAGATTTCGAGAGCATTGTAGAGTTAGTTTCTGATTCTTTCTCAAAACAAATCCCTGCTGCAAAAGATGGGCTTGAAAAAGTCACGAGCAAATTCTCATGAAAGCGCGCAAGAATTTTATAGGTCTTGAGGGTTTTGTTTGGTGGGTTGGCGTTGTCGAAGATCGCAATGATCCAGAACAGCTTGGTCGTGTTCGCGTTCGTTGTTTCGGTTGGCACACTGAAGATAAGAAAAAGATCGCAACGAATGATCTTCCTTGGGCTCATCCAACTATTCCTGTGAATCATCCTGCAGTGTACACACCAAAAGAAGGCGATATGGTGTTTGGTTTCTTTATGGATGGTGACAATGCTCAAAATCCAGTGATCATGGGAGTGTTTCCAGGAAAACCAGAAAAGAAACCAAGATACGAAGATGGATTTAGTGATCCACGAAAGAGTTTTGGCGATGCACCAAAACGACCAGATGATAATGCAGAAGCCTATCCAAAGTCAAAGTATCTAAAAGAAGCAACAACGAATCGTCTTGCTCGCGGCAAGGCAGATAGTACAATTATTGCAACACGAAAAAAGAATCTTAAGAAGGGTGTGAAGTCTGCTGGTGGTGTGACTTGGTCAGAGCCAGCACCAGCATTTGCTCCGAAATATCCATATAATTATGCGCTAGAAACAGAATCAGGTCATGCATTTGAACTAGATGACACTCCAGGAAAAGAAAGAGTGCATCTAGCACATCGCAATGGTTCATACTTTGAGATTGACAAAGACGGCAATAAAGTCGAACGAGTGCAAAAAGACAACTATGAAGTCATCATGGGCGATGATTTCATTTATGTAAAGGGTAAAGCAGTTATCACCGTCGAAGGTAATTTTAATCTTAAAACTGCAACAGTGAATATTGAGGCTGCTGCAATTAATATGGCAGCTGATGGTGCAATTAAGATAAAAGGCAGTTCAGTGAATATTGAATCTACAGGTTCAATGGATCTCAAGGCTGGCGGTGGTGGCAAATTTACCGCAGGGGGTCGTTTGGATCTCAAAGGATCCACAGCAGGACTTGCTGGATCTGTTGTTGATATTCCTGCAGGAAAAGTCAATCTTCAGGGCGGTTCTGTTGCTTCCGCTTCTGGTGCAGGTTTAACTGGTGGCGGAACTCAAGCTGGCGAAGGCGAAGCGTCTGCAGCAACTGCTGCTCAAACTGCAGCAACTGCCGCAGGAAATAATGCAGTTTCAACATTGGGTGAAAACTTTGCAGCTGCAGCCTCTGCCGCAGCAGGAACGGTCGCTGGAGCTGCAGCAAATGCAACTAGTGCAGTTACCTCTGCTCTTACTGGCGCAACTGCTGGTGGTGGTGCTCTTGGTGGTCTATCTGGTAGCACTCTTGGTAAGGCAGTTGGCGGATTAACTTCCTCTGTTTCTGGTGTGGTCGGCGATCTAAAAGCAACTCTCGATTCTACGATCAAAGATCTTGGCTCCTCTCTTCCAATCGGAAATATTGATATTGATGTTCAAAATGAAATAAACAAAATTCAAAATAAAGGATTAAGCGAGATTGTCACCATAACAGGAAAACGGCTATATCCAAAAACTGAAACCGTAAACATTGCCCCAACCTCGGCAAATACAGGAGGATAAAATGGGATTTGTAACGAAAGCAGAAGCATATATCATTTCTGAACTCAAGTCGACAATTATGGACCGACTCCATATGGGCGGTTCTTTCTTACAACAGATTCCAACAGTCACGATTGGTGGACTTCCTGTTGCAATTAAGCAGGGTGGTCTTGGTGCGATTGGCGGACAACTTGGAGGAATTATCTCTCAGGTTCAAGCCGCAGCTGGAGCGATTACTGCAATTACTCAAAATCCTATGTCTTTAGTAGAGGGTGCAGTCAGCTCGCAGATCTCTGGGTTGAGTAGTCAAATTACAGCTGTTACGGGTAAACTTTCTGGCGGTCAATTAAGCGCATTAACAAACGGAATCACTGGAATACAGAATGCTCTTACTGATTTTCAGGCGCATACTCAGTTACTTTCAGGGCAAGCAACCTCTATCTCTGACACCATTCCTGATTTCAATAAACTTAAAGATGCTGGTAGCAATTTAAGTGGATTAACGGGAGAGTCACCAAACAGTTTTATTCAAAATACTGCTTCAGCACTATTCTCAGACACCAAACTTACGAATATATCAAACTCTCTACAATATGTGGTTGGGCAAAAATTAGACCAGATCTCTCGATTAGATTCAGTGACTGATGCAGCTCAGATAACCACTCTCGTTAACGATTGCCAACTCCTTATAAATAATCATGCAAATACTATGAACGCTGTGGTTGACTCTCTGCAGCGTCTGCAACGGAAACCTAAAGATGGGATTAGCAACAAGAACATTCAGTGATATCGATATGGATTTTATGCCAAATCCGATCACTGATGACATTCTTAAGAAAACAAATGAGAATGCGATCGCTCAGTCTATCGGTAATCTCTTACAGACAGCACATTATGAGAGATTATTTAATCCAGAACTCGGATGCAATTTAAAGAGATACTTGTTTGAGCCAATAGATAATATTACAACAAATAATATAATCGAAGAAATTACAAAAACAATTGTTAATTACGAGACTCGAGTTCAGTTACTTGATGTTTCCGCGAACCCTGATTATGAGAATAATGGATATGATGTTTCTATTAAATTTATTATTCGAAATGATCCACAACCAATTACAATCACCTTCTTCTTAGAACGAGTAAGATAACATGGCAAACATTGACGCAAAACTTCAAGTTGCTGAATTAGATTTCGATACAATCAAAAGAAATCTAAAGGAGTTCATGCAGGCTCAATCAGAGTTCAGCGATTACAACTTTGAAGGATCAGGTTTGTCTACGCTTCTCGATGTTCTTGCATATAATACTCATTATATGGGTTACTATTTAAATATGGTAGCCAACGAAATGTTTATTGATACCGCACTTACTCGCGGTGCAGTTGTTTCTCACGCTAAACTATTAGGATATACTCCTCGTTCACGCGTTGCAGCAAAAGCTGCAGTTGATCTAACAATTACTCCAGTTGCGAATGATTCAAATAGTTCTATTGTAATTCCTCGTTTCACACGATTTATCTCTGAAACAAAAGACGGTACTAACTACATCTTCGTGACACCGTCTGCTCGTATTGTATCTAAGAATACAACAACTGGATTGTTTAATGTTGAGAACTTAGAAATCAAAGAAGGGCAACCAGTAACATTCTCATACACCTATAACTCTCAAACAAACCCAAATCAAGTATTTGAATTGCAAGATAGCGGCATTGATACCTCAACTTTATTTGTCGCTGTACAAAAATCAACGCAAAATGCTAACCTAGAAACATTTGTGTTAGCGCAAGACGCAACTGATGTTGATGAGACAGCAGCGGTTTATTATCTTGAAGAAAATAAAAATGGTCGCTATCAGATTTATTTCGGTGATGATGTAATTGGAAAGAAACTCTCAGACGGAAATATTGTCATTGTTTCTTATGTTGTGACCTCTGGTTTATCTGCAAATGGATTAAAATCATTTCGTTTACTTGATAGTATTCTAACAAATACAACAACTACAGTAACATTGCGAAGCGAATCATCTGCTGGTGCTTTAGCAGAAACCATTGATCAGATTAAGTTTACAGCACCAAAGTCTTATATTGCTCAAAATCGCGCTGTAACAAAGAACGATTATATCGCATTGATTAATCGCGACTATCCATACTTCGAAGCAGTCAATGTTTGGGGTGGGGAGGATAATGAGCCTCCAGTATTTGGTAAAGTATTTTTCACAGCAAAACCACTCGGTGGATATGAAATAACCACAACAGAAATTGAATTTGTGAAGAACAATGTAATCAAACCATTCTCTGTTCTAACAGTAACACCAGAGTATGTTGCTCTAGTAACGATGTTAAGGTTATCATTGAGAAAAGATTTGCTCCTGACACAACTCGCTCACAAAGTTATTCAATTAATTTTGGCACCGAATTACAGCAAGGCACAACTCTTCAAAGACTTACATCAACACCATCTTTCACCTATGTTGATAGTGCAAATGTTGAGAGAGAATGTTTTATTGAAGAAGTTCTTCAATCTTATACTGGTGTTGAGGAGATTGAAGTCACTGCTCCAGGCAGTGGCTTTACAACAACGCCATCCGTTATTATTGAAGGTGATGGTACAGGTGCGATAGCACAAGCACTCGTTGTAAACGGATCAATACGAAAGATTCAAATCGTAAATGCTGGCACAGGATATACCTCTGCTACAGCAAGAATTGATGGTGGTGGCGGAACTGGTGCAGTTTTGCGACCAATATTGCAGGGAAGATATGGTCAATTGAAGATCTTCACTATTGTGAATAGTATTAAGAAAACAGTTGTTGAGAATATCGGCACAATTAACTATAAAACTGGTTTGGTAACTTTAAATAATTTCTTCCCAACTGCAGTTTCTGATCCATTTGGAACTCTTGTAATAAAAGCAACACCAACAAAGAAAATATTCTCGTCAGAAAGAAACAGAATTATAACTCTCGATCTATCTGATCCTACTGCATTGTCAGTCACCGTAAACGCAATTATTGAGTAATAATATGGCGGCAGCTGAAAAAACAGTATCAGCATTAGTTCAAACGCAACTTCCCGATTTCATTAACGGAAATCATCCGCAGTTCAAGCGTTTCATAGAACTATACTACTCTTGGCTAGAGCAAAATGCTCCTGCTGGTATGTCCAATACTGCAGGCAATACAATTTATCATGCCATGCAAATTGGCGATTACAGAGATATCGATGAAACTCCAGATGAGTTTATTCGATACTTTAAAGATGAATTGCTTCCACATTTCCCAGAAAATCCTTCGCTCGACATTAAAAAGATTCTCAAGAGCGCAAGAGAATATTATAATAAAAAGGGTAGTGAAGAATCACTCAAGTGGCTATTCAAGGCATTATATGACACTGATTTAGAAGTCAACTATCCTAAAGAACAGATTTTGATTGCATCAGATGGTAAATGGAAAAAGCCAAGAGCATT